CGAATAGTAATTAGCCAGTACAACATCATCATCCATGGAATCAACATCTTTTTGTAAATTGTAAAAATCTTCAATTCCACGACCTGTTTCTTGTTTGTACTTAAAATACGCTGATACATCTTCTGGTAAATCAGAGTTTGCCTCTTTTTCCGCAAACAATTCATCAATAGAATTAATATCTTTGTCGTATCTATTTTTAATATATGAAAGAACGTCATTGTCATTTATTTCTGACAAAGTGTTTTCTTCAACTTTTTCTTCAACTTTTTCTTCAACTTTTTCTTCAGTTGAATCAACATTAGATAGATTTACTTTATCTATTCCCGTTTCTTTAGTTGTTGAATCTTCAAATTTTTCTTCATGTTTTTTTAGTAAATCATTTTCTACCTCAACACGAGACTTTTCTTCTTTTGTTACTTCTTTTACTTTAAATTCCATTTGATTTTATTTTTAACAAAGTTAATATTAATTTTAATTAAATTTTAGACTATTTATCTTGGATTAAATTCAGCAAAATCAAAACCATCTAAGCTATCTTCGTTAGACTCAAAAGTTATAGAAGGTAAATTACGTTTTCTTTGCTCAATCATTTTTGATTGATTAGAAGACTGCTTATTTAATCTATTGTTTTTTTCTGTCTCCCTATTTTCTTCTCTTGCATCTAATTGACTTTGCTCCACACCTTTTAATTGCATTTGATAATTAAACTCAACCTCCATTAATTTAGTTTTTAATTGAGCCTCCATTTGCATTCTTTGAATAGACATTTGACTTTCAGCGGTCATTGTTTCCATTTTAGTAGCTGCTGTCATTTGTGCTATTTGCATTTGCTGTTGAGCCGCTGCTTCTTGAGCTTGCATTTGTTGTTGAGCTTGCATTTCTTGCTGTTGCATTGCTTGAGCTTGCTCTCTTTCTTCTTTTTGTTTACGTTTTAATTTAAGTAATTGATTAGCCATTTTTAGATTATGAATCTCCCTAATGTCAATTGCATCTTCTAAACTTATATTTTGCTGAGATAAAGCCATTTGAATGTTTTGTTCCAGCATTGCTTTTTCCTCTTCATCTGGAGACATTTCAATAAATATCCCAAAATCATATAAATACAAATCTTTTATTTCATCAATAATTTGTAGATTATATTTACCGATTTGCATAGCAAACTCATCTCTAAAATCAGCATATTCTAATATATCCGCCATTCTAATAGATAAACATTCCGCTAAACTTCGAGTCATATATAAACTTGCTTGTAAAATATGCCTTGTAGCTGTGTTTGAATTTAATGCAGCTAATTTATTAACTCCTACCAAAGAGTTTGGATCAGGAGTTGATCCGTCACGAGCTTCATTTAAACCAGTAACCGATCTTATCATATCTAAATAATGATTATAGTTACCTATAAGCATTTGCATTTTATTTGCACCACTTGAAGCTGTTAATTGAGTAATAGGTACTTTTGCATTATTGTACTCCCCATCTTGCGTGTAACTTCTACCAATAACACTACCTGTTTGAAAATACAAACGTAATGCGTCTTCAGGATTATAAGCTGCTCCATTTCCTAAATCAACTTCATTTAATCCGTCAGCATCAATAAATACACCATCAGGCACTACTCTTGAAACTACTTGTTGGATTTTTAAATGAGTCATTTGAATTAAATCTGCAAATGGAATCATTCTTCTAACTAAAGACTCTACAGCTCCTTTGTACATTCTTGGCGCACAAGCTATATAATTAGGTCTTGCATATTGATTAGCTGATTTTGGTCTAACCATATTTTCACTCAATTTCCATTGAAGCATAATATTAGTTCCCATTACCATTACACCATCATACCAAACATCAATTCTTTTAGTAACTTTTTCAAATTTACCCTCATTCATCATTTCTTGAGGAGGATTAAATTCATCTGTTTTTTCTACAGTTTTAAAACTGCCATCAGCCATTCTTTTCTTTTTATAAACAAAAGAATGAGTAGACTTATAATTAAAATATAACAATGTAGCTGTATCTCTATGAAACATACTATTGTTATAAGCTTGAGCTTCGTTATAATACTGATACCACGATTGACTGTATTTAGAAATCTCGTCTAAATCTGAAAGAGATAAATCTGGATCTATTTTAATTAATTCTCCAATTGGAACAGATTTAATTTCACCCCAATAAAAATTATCTTTAAAATAAGGATCTTCAGTATAACTATAAACTACATTTGCTGGATCAACATAATCAATTTGAACACCAGAGCCTGGTAAAAACATATGCTTACACATACCTATACCTAAAACTGTTTGATCATAATCAACTCGTTTTCTTATATCCTGATAATGATTTTCATCTAACAAAGTATTAATACCAACCTCTTGAGCAATCTCAATAGCTGGTTTATACTTCATTTGCATATACAATTCTAATTCCTCATCACTTCCTGGAAGATCTTCTTGAGCTACATTAAAAACTGGAATACCAAAATCACTTTCCATTTGCTGCAACACAGGCGCGGCAATCATATCAGCTTGAACCATGTCTTGAAAAATATTTCTTTTTTCTGCTGACATAACATCTTGCGCATATGTTTTAACTTTGAACAATCTATCAGACATTCCGTTTACAACTATATCCACAAATTTTGGAATAATTGGAACTGGAGTCCAGTCTAAATTTAAATGGCTTAAATCTCCATCTACAGATATTTCATTTTTATACTTAGAAATAGATTGCTCTCCTCTTGCGTAAAGTCTTAATCTATTAAAGTCCGCCCATTGATTATAAAACCTACATGAACCACTATCTCTTCTAAACCACTCGTACTGTATTGCTTGCCCAACTTGAAGTCCAAATTCCATTGTATCTTTAACAGAATCTGATTCAAATTGATCAGGAAAAGCAGCAGAGTTAACTTGTATGTTTACATCTTTCATTTATTAAGTAATTGACTAACCGAGGCTGTGTTATTATATCTTGCAAAGTTAATGCTTATTTTCGATTTTTCTTTAGAGGGTGTATACAAGTGCTTTTGATTTGCCATAATTGCAAGACCTGAACTAATAGACGCATCAAACTTAGTTCTATTATTTATATCGAACTTAGCCCAGTCTTCTAAAGTTCTTTGAAAATAACATATTCCCATGTCATCTTGATCTCTATATGATCCTTCCATATCTAATCCTATGTGTTTTTCTATATATGATTCAATAGCTGAAGCGTGTGATTGTTTTACATCTTCACTTGAATTGGGAATTCCACCTAATTCTTTTTCTGTTTTTGATAATTTATTAAATGTTTTATCAGGTCTATTTACACTAAACCCACGATACCCTCTATTTTTTAAATGATATAATAAACGAGGTTTATTGTTTTCGCATAAAATAGGCATACCGTAAAATACCATTGCCATTAAAACATCTTCAAAAAACAATTCAGCAGTTTGAGGACGAGCTATGTATTCTAAAAAAAATTCATTACTTGGAGCGTTGTCCATATTAAACTTTGTAAGGCCATGCAAAGATCCATTAGATCCTTTACCTACAACAACACCAGAAATGTCATACGAATCACATCCAAAAGTCCCCACGTGTTCATTACCTGGATATTTTCTTCCGTTTTTTGTTATAACATTATTTTGTAATGCTTTTTCTGGTAACCAAGTTACAAAAAATCTTCCTCTTTTATTAGGTGACCAAATAACCCTACTATCTTTAATTCCATTCTCCCAAGAAAAAGATCCTTGAGTAACATATCTGTCTATTATTAAAGAATCATTATAATCAATTTGCTGATATATTTTTGTTAAATTAAAAATGGATTGTTTACTTTCATCCCTAAAAGCGTGAGACTCAGTTCTTGGAAATTGCCTGTAAAATTCATTTAAAGCATCGGGATCTTGTTTTAAAGATTCTACTTCATTTTCCCAATAATCTACAGCACCTTGAGATATAAATTCATTGTCTATTCCTAAAATTGATTTCTCAGGAGATCTAAAAACTGGCATCCCATATCTATCAATAAAACCTTCCATGTTCCATTCCATAGGGATGAAAAGTGAATATAACCCGCTTTTAGTTTGACCATTTGAATTTCTTTTAGTACAATCTGAGTCATTGTATAATTTTTTAAAATTAGCTCCACCTTTATCTAAAGCATTTGAAGTAGATCCCATCATACATTTTCCAATAACTTTACTACCTAAACGTAAACACGTTTTAGTAACACGCCAGTTATTTAAAATATTATCAGGACGTTCCCATTTACCACTTTCATCATGTAAAAGTAATTGTAATTTTTCCCCATCATAACTGTTGTCTCCAGTATTTTTCCAGTCAATAGTTGTGTCTAACCCTTCAAGTTCCTGGTCTTCAGTTAGATACATATTTTTTTTAGTAATCTTAGATGCAGGTACTCTATAAGCTAATTCTGTTTTAGGTTTATCCATACCATCTTGTATGGGTTTAAAAAAGAATGGATAGTTGTTAGATATAGGAACTATTTTATCTGTAAACATTTTTTTAGCATCCGAACCTGTTTTTGATAAAACACCTATACGAGCATCTTTTGTTATAGTACCAGTATTAACCCCTTCACACGAGGCCATAAATGAAAACCCAGAACGTCTAATTTTTAAGTAGTCCATTCCAAAACTTCTTTTATCTGCTTTACAAGCCTCCCAAAAAATATAAAAAATTCTATTTGCTTCTCTAAAATCAGGCAACCCAACATCTATTTTAGTCCATTGCAAATACATATAATGTGTACCCGTAATGTAAGTTGGAATTCCTTTGTTTAAAAACCAACACCCTTGCTCTCTATAATTAAACTGAGTTTCTATGTAATCAACCCATTCGTTTTTAAAACTTGCAGGAGTATCATGCCATTGAAATATAGATTTAATTTTTTTTAATTGTTTAGGAATTATTGTTGCTTCCCAGTATTGCTCTTCTTTTTTTTCTGATCTTTTAATAAGGTTTTTAGTAGCTTTAGGTAATGCTATATTTAACCCACTTATATTTATTATGTTTTCAATTTGCCCTGTTTTTGAAATTACAACAAAATTGTATTTTTCATTATAACCGTAGGTCCAGCTTTTAGCTTTGTTTTTTATTGACAAAACATTTTTAGGAACTATATTTTTAAGTTCAGTATATAATTTATTTTGACCTTGATTCAGCAAATCCTTTTGGTGTATTATTTATTTTAGTATCAATTCCTTCCAATAAATCTTTTTCTTCTTGTATTCTTTTTAATATTTCAAAAGCATCAAATATTGCTAATTTTTTTGTTGCCGCTGCATTTTTTAATTTATCAGCAGCAAGATCGTCTTCGCTATCGTATTTAATAATATCTGCTTTTGCTACTTTAATTAATTGATGAACAGCTAATTCACCAGCTTTTATAATCTCTTTTTTTATGTTTTTTATATCCATCTTGATTTCGATTATACTTAAGTTTTAATTTATCTACCTTATCTTCCCAATCAGATTTTTTTTTATCAATACTTTTTTTATTCATAATCAGAAACTTTATAAAACATAACAAAAGCTTTTCTGCCTTCTTTCCAGGAAACATTAGGGTATTTACTATGAAAATAACTTGAAGGATAAGAAACTAATCTATTCTCTTCATATCCTACTACAGTGCTTAACCTCCATTTTTCTAAAGTATTTGCATCTACTTTTATCATTCTATCATACTCCTCATCTGTAATATTTTCAGGTATTTCTCTACCATATATATCATGTTCCCATAATGCAGTTCCGTGTAAATCCTCTTTCTCTCTTGGGGATAAATAAAGAACTAAAGCTCTATCAGGTTTTTCTCCATTAATGTTTAAATCAGAATGTATGCGCCAAGAAATATCTAATTTATCTGTAGCGATTCTAAAAAAACTTAAAATATTTTCAATTTTTTTCCCTTCAATAATAGAGAGTTTTTGTGTTATATATTTATCAAACTCTTTATTTGATTGCTGAATATGAAAATCTTTATCTCCAGCTTTTATTTTTTTAAACTGATTTTCATCTAAATGTTTATTAGCTATTTCAAAAAGATTTTTTTGCACAAAATCATCTACAATGTATATCATAGCGAAAACGTTATATTGTTCGTAAACATTCTATACAACCTTTCTCCGTCTACATTAAATTCATATTCACTTTCTGGTTGATAAGAAATTTCATCTCCTACATTTAAACCTAAATTTAAAAGTTGATCATTAATGTATTTTATAGTTCCAAATAAAGGTTCTTCGGTAATAGATTTTTTAAGAAAAGAATTTTTAGCTGGGGCTGGTTTTATAAAACAATATTTATTATACCCTTTCCATTCTCCATTTTGTTTATATAAAAAAAACTGATCAGGATCAACAAAAAATAAATCATCTTTAAAATAACTTTTACCACTTTTTCTTCGCCCCTGCATATCGTTATAAAACTTAAATACATTATGATGAACTAAAAGAGTGTCGC